CCCAATTTACAGTGTTAGTCATTTTTAACCTAACCTTTCTTTATTTTCTAATACTGGAAGTATAACATAAAAAAGTGCTACTGTCTAGTAACTTAATAGATAATCTCATTATTTGGAGCGTGGGTAGGTTAACAAAAGGTTAATTATAATCCACAGGCTGTGGATAAACCTGTGGATAATGCCCGCATTTTTTGGGCAATTTTTAAAATTAAAGCGGAGCAGTTTTGCAACTTGCTCAGGTTGTTTTTTTTAATTATGGTTTACAGTTTTAAAACACTCATCCCAAAATCTATCTGAGTCAAATCTTTCGTTATCTGCTGCAAACATTTCAATAAAATCATTTACGAGATCTTCAAAAACTTCAAGCTTCATTTCTGATCCATATGAATTTAAAATTTCTGCAGTTGCAACATAATCTTTACGTGTCATCATTTTTTTTATGTGTCCTTTTCTTTTATTAAATATGAGGCGGGAGTTTTTAATTCCCGCCTCGCCAACTTAGGAAGGGGATCGCACCCATATTTTTTATTTATCCTTTGTCGTGATTTTATTATAACATAGTTAAATTGTTGAGCAGTTTTTCGACTTGCTCAGGTCGTTTATTATTTTAGAACTTTACAGAAGTGTAACGATCTTCGCCATCAACATCTAGCAACAAGGTTGTTGTTCGTGCATTGACTGGAATAATTTCCTTGATCTTTCCTGTAACCTTGCTTGATGAGGTTGTGAAGAGATCTCCTACTTGGTACATTGGCTTTGCCATATTCTTTTCCTTCTTTCTGTTGGTTGTTATAGTTGTTAGTATATCATTGACCACTGACATTAGAGCACCTCGTCAGGGTCAAAATCTGGTGTATCTAGAAACTCAAACTCATCTGAGTTTTCTTCTTCCCATATATCGTTCTGCTCCTGCATGAAGTCAGCGGGATCTAGGGTGCTAGTGCGTTCCCATGAGTATGTGTATGACATTATATTTATTTCCTATTCTTTTATTTATTTAATTAGTGTTGAGTAAAGTCTTTATGACAGCCTACATATGCACACTTATAGTGTTGAGATCTATGTATGGTGTATGTATATTTACCTACGCTAGTTACTCTATGGCTTTTAGCCTGTGCCATAGTTGGCACTAGTGCTAGTGCTAGGCTAAGTGCAATTATCTTAGTTTTCATCTGTACCCCATGTCTTTACATCTTTGTACATAGCGTACAGCATAGGCACGGCTACTGTCAAGCCAATAAGCATTAGGACACGAATAATGTATGTGAGAATAATCATATTATTTAGACCACGCTTTCTTTAGAGATGCATAGCGTGAGGCTATTAGGTAAGCCTTATCACTAGGGCTAGTGCTGTATTCATCAGCATTAGGGTATTTAGCATTGAGGCGAACAGCCTGTGCAATAGATAGAGCAGGGCGGGAAGGTGCAAAGCCACCAGCCTCTAAGCCAAACTCTTTAGCAATATCATTACGGATTTCATTATAGTATATAGTGTAGTTCATTTGAACCACCTTTCTTTAGTTAATCTAATACGAGTATTCTAGCATATCGTTGCTAGAAAATCAAGGCGACACGCCGTGTGTCGCAAATCTTTTTTTATCTTTATTTAATTGTTATAGTAGAATACTAGCAGATAAAATCAAGAAAATCAAGTCGCAAATCGGACATATGCGACATTTTGCGTGTGATATACACCACATTTATGAAGAAATATGTGCACAAAACGGACATTATGGGCACACTACTTTTTTTTAAAATCGTTTCAAAATTGTGTATCATACAAAATAAACACCCATTAACATTTTGATCAAAAGTGATTTATATGTGATTCAGATCACATTATATAAAAAAGCGGGAGTGTGAGATAATATCTATTATGAGCTTTCAACAAGCATTTATAAATCAAAAAGATAGCAGCGAAGTTGTGCTATTTAAAAATGCTATGTATGTAAATCCAAAATTTGAAACTTTTTTAAATTATGCAAGATCTGTCGCTGGAACTGAAAAAGAAAGAATAGAATTTGGCGTTCTTAAAATTTTATATACAAATATGATTGATTCTCCAGTTATGTATGATTTTGATGGCTATCCAGAATTCAGAGATATATTAAGAAATGTGTGGGGAAATGAGCTTTGGGACGAACCAGTTATGATAGTTTCTGAAATAACTGGGGTCGGGTCTGGATTAAGTGCTCATGAGGATAGATTAAGGCAAATACACTGGAATTGCGTTGGAACTACACAATGGGATTTTTATAAAAATGATGAAATTTATAAAACTTTAATAATGGAACCTGGAGATGTGGTTTTTATACCTCTTGGAATAAAGCATGGGGTAAAAACTTTAACTACGCCAAGGGCGGGGATGGCAATATCACTTAATATCCCTAATAAAGCCAGCTAAAACATATCGTGTACCTGATGTAACCTCTTTTACACCATGTAAATATATGGGGCTTGCAGAATGAACTAGCAAAGATCCTCTTTCTGGCTTAACTTCTATGCCAAATTTTGGATAATATGTTTGCCCCCCACTAAAATCGTCATTTAAATAGAGAACTGTACCATATTTTATATCGCTACCTTCTCCACCATCACAATGAACCTTCATAGAGTCTCCAGTTTTGAATCTCAATATGTTCAAATACCTATCAATTTGATATTTTTGAATATATTTTTTCATTTTTTCATCATTTTCTAAAACTGATAGTATTTTTTCCATTAAATAGTCTAAATACTTGTCATCTATGTCTGTAGATTCTTTTAAATTTAGCACATTATTTCGCCAAGTGTCTAATGCGGGGGGATGTTCTGGATCAACATTGTTTTCTCCATAATGAGTCCAATTAGATTCAGGTACACTTCTTACTACATTAAGTAAATACTCTGATTCTTCTTCATTTAAAATGTCTTTGTATAAAAAAATATTTCTTTCGAGAGCTATCTTTTCCAAATTTTTAACTTTCTAAAAAATTTTTCTACTTTTTCTTCTAAATTTTGGCCAGGACGTTTTTTGTCCTTAGTTTGGTTAGCTCTAAACTGTGGACTTCTCATATATTGTGCTTGATGATCTCTTGCCATGATATTTCTATTATACCATTCTAACTGGTGGAGTTATCCATTGATTCTGTCAATGGATTGTCTTCGTCTTCAAAAATAAATGACGGGGCGGGAGCTAGAATCTGTCCAGATTCATGTAATTCAAATAATCCCTTAGCATCTGCACCTAGCTTATCAGCTATAATGGACAACATATCATAATTACGTTGTTCTTGTATAAATATAGCTCCTAATAACTCTCTTATATTATTTATAGCGTCAGTATATTCTCCAACTTGACTTATATCACTTAGATTTGCCATCTATCTCTCCTATAATCTCTTGTGTAAGATAATCCCATTTTTTGGCTTCCATTCCCGCCGAATTATTTATCATCAAATCTCCATTTTCGGCATTTTCTACATGAAGCCATTTTATGGGAGCATCTAAATCAACTTTTCCTGCAAATATGTGATCTATACCACTTTTTATATGGATCAACATTGCAAATTGGTCGTGCTCCTCATTTTCGGGCTCAATGTAAGCTCGTTCAATGTGTATTTTCGCCATTTGCCTCTGTTGTTCCAAGTAGTGGATAATCTTTGTCCATCATAATATTAAAATCCTCTGATCCAATCCAGAATATATTTTTCTGTACCCGCCATGAAAAGTTTATGCCATTCATGAGAGCGTATTCTATTGCCCATGATAGCACTTCTGAATCCAATTTGCGACCTGCTTCAATAAGTTTCATATATTCTATGCCTTTTACCGTTCTTGTTGTAAAAATAGCATTTGAACGATTTGGCTTAAATGATTCTGGCATATTGGGATTTGTCAGCCAATCGCATTTAAATATCTGACATGGGTTTACAGGACGATTTTCATATGCCCCGCAACCTTTACCTAATTCTACAAAAATACAAGGACTTAAGGTTTCATCGTCCTTCATTCCCATAAATGATTCTCCAGCATTATTCTGAAGCTTTATATCCGCCCTTAAATGGCCTTCACAGCACTTTGTACAGTTTTCACAACTACGGCCTTCAACTATGGGCAAAAAATCCATTTAAAGCGATCCTCCTGATTTTTCGGACTCATTTTTTGCGGACTCAATTTCACGCAAAACTTTATTATAAAAATTTATTCCAGGATACTTCTTGTATCCACAAGCCATACAGTTTAAACTAATCTTTCCTTCTTCCTCTTCTTTGTGAAGAAGGCTAAAGGTAGTGCCTGGATCTTGCTTATGCATAGGACAGGCGAGGAATTTTAGTTTCCCCGCCTGAGCTAATTGTAAATGTTCTGAAAAGACTTGGATGAGCATTAAGCTACCGCTATATTCGCCTTATTAAAAACAGAATTTACATATTCTTGAACTGTTGGATTTCCTGGAACATGGAGATGCCATGTTTTTGGATTCCCAGCTCTTGATGGCAATAGATGTGCTGCTACTGCTTTTGTCCAACTATGATACTTTTGATAAGAATGTTGAAGTTCATCAATTATTCTTTGATCCTGTACCCATTCTGGAGCATCACATGCACTTTTATAGCCCATGTAGTTATTCCATGTATCAGGCATGTATTGGTATGCACCACATGCACTGCTAGAATAAGACTTGCGATAATATGCAGTCGCTCCTCCAGTTTCCTGGGACTTGATTGCATTTGCTAGTCTTGAGATTATTACCCTGCTGTCTACTCTTGATTTTAAATTTAGCTTTACGCTATATGCGGGCATTAAAAAAGTGTTTCTAGATGACAAATCATTAATTAAATAAAGAGATCTTGCTTTTACTTTATTATTAATATTATTTATATCTATATTTATAATATCTTTTATATTAACTAAATTATTAAATTTATTAATATATAATATATTTTTATTATACACTATCATTTCCTTCATTTGAGCGTGTGCTGAAGAATCAACTCCAAAAAGCAATGTGAGAATACTCACACATATGCTTAACCACACTGTCCTTATCCTTGCTTTGTTCTCATTGTTCATTTTGAACCTCCTGGGGTAAAGAGTAGTATCTACAATCATAGCATGCTATAATGAGAAAAACAAGTTGGAGCGTAGATCTTTTTATGAGAATTTCTTTTACAGGTGATGCTATGCGTTACATGGATCATAACACAGGTTATGGTCAAGCGTCTGAAATGATATATAAGACTTTTAAAAAGATGGGTATTGATTGTGGGTTTGAAATTAAAAATCCAGATATTGAAATTTGTTTTTCTAGTCCCGAAACTCATTATTGGTTAAATAAAAATTCATATAAGATTGCTTACACTGCATGGGAATCAACAGATCTTACTAATGAAGCAAAAGAATTAATGTCAGAAGCTGACGAAATTTGGGGAACATCACCTTGGGTTAAAAATGTATTTGAACATATATTTCCTAATAAACCAGTATTTTATTATAAACACGGCATTGATGAAAGATTCAAACCAGTTTTAAGAAAAGAAGCTCACAAACCATTTACATTTTTTCATATAGGAGAACCTTCATCTAGAAAAGATGGACAAATGTTAGTAGAAGCATTTATAGAATTATTTGGTGATAACGAAGATTACAGATTAGTTATGAAGTGTTCTGGAATGAATACTGTAAAAGTAAAAGATAGATGGGGTTACACTTCTTCTCCCTCCGCACTTTATAAAAACATAGTAGATATCACTAGTTTTTTAACTAACGAACAACTTGTTGGGCTGTATGGATTATGCGATGTATTTGTATACCCAAGTTGGGGAGAAGGTTTTGGTTTCCAACCGTTGGAGGCTTTAGCTATGGGTATGCCAGTTATAAGTACTGATGGTTGGGCTGATTATAAAAAATATATTACGTTTCCAATTGAATCAGAGTTATCAACGAACCCTTGGCAAAAAATACATCCTGGTTTTATGATGAAACCAATTAAAGAAAGTTTAAAAAAGCAAATGATAAATGCTGTAGAAAATTACAATACTGTGATTAAAGACACATTCAGGAATTCATTTTTAATACACGAAGAGTACGACTGGATAGAAGTTACAAAGCCAGTTATTTCAAGACTCGAAGAGATTTACAAAAAAAATAACAAATCTTGATTTTATAGCAGTCCTCATGATACACTTAGGATCTATTTAATTTTGCAAAAAGAAAAGGAAACCAAATGTCTACATTTATTGAAAACCCATATGAGAATTTTATTGCTCTGTCACGCTACGCACGTTGGCTAGAAAATGAAAATCGTCGTGAAACATGGGGTGAAACTGTAGATCGTTACTTTAACTTTATGGTTAATCAACTTGAATCAAAACATAATTATAAACCAGATGAAAAGCTTGTAGCAGAATTGCGTGATGCTGTATTTAATAGAAACGTTATGCCATCAATGCGTTCTGTTATGACAGCAGGACCAGCATTAGAAAGAGAAAATGTTGCAGGTTATAATTGTTCATTTGTTCCAGTTGATAATGCTCGTTCATTTGATGAAGCAATGTATATTCTTATGTGCGGTACTGGTGTTGGATATTCTGTTGAGTATAAGTACATTAATAAACTTCCCGCCCTTCCTGAAACACTTGAGAAGTCTAACAGTGTAGTTATTGTTGGAGATTCAAAAGAAGGTTGGGCAAAAGCATATCGTGAACTTCTTTCTCTTTTATGGGCAGGACAGATTCCTCAGATTGATATTAGTAAGGTTCGTCCAGCAGGTGCAAGACTTAAAACTATGGGCGGAAGATCATCTGGCCCACAACCACTTGTAGATCTTTTTGATTTTACAATTCAAGTATTTAAAGGAGCACTTGGTCGTCAATTAAAACCAATTGAAGCTCATGACATTATGTGTAAAATTGGTGAAGTTGTTGTAGTTGGAGGAGTTCGTCGTTCTGCAATGATTTCTCTTTCAAACATTAATGATATTGAAATGGCAAAAGCTAAATCAGGAAATTGGTGGGAACAACACGGTCATCGTGGATTAGCAAATAACTCAGTAGCATATTCACGTAAACCAGATATGGAACAATTTATTGCAGAATGGAAATCTTTATATGATTCAAAGTCGGGCGAAAGAGGTATCTACAATGTGGCAGCAGCACAAGCCCAAGCAGCAAAATATGGAAGAAGAAATCCAGATATTCACTACGGAACTAACCCTTGCTCAGAAATTATCCTACGTCCTTATCAGTTTTGTAACCTTTCAGAAGTCGTACTTCGTGAAAAAGATACACTGCAGGATGTTGAACGCAAAGTCTATCTTGCAACAATTTTAGGAACTTGGCAATCAACACTTACTGACTTCAAGTATATTCGCAAAATCTGGAAAGATAATACAGAGGAAGAACGCCTGCTGGGAGTTTCACTTACTGGACAATTTGGACATAAGTTCTTTTCTGGTCAGGAAGGTTTGGAAAAGCTTGGCTTAGTACTTGATGATCTTAGATCATTTGCAGTCATAACAAATATTGATGAGGCAGGGAAAATTGGGATTCCCGCTTCAGCAGCAGTAACTTGTGTAAAGCCTTCAGGCACAGTGTCCCAATTGGTCGGGGTGTCTTCAGGAATGCATCCATGGCATTCTGATTATTATATTAGAACAGTTCGTGGAGATAAAAAAGATCCACTTACTCAATTCTTAAAAGATTCTGGTATTCCAACAGAAGACGATGTTAGAAAGCCTAATGATACTTGTGTATTTTCATTTCCAGTAAAAGCACCAAAAAATGCTATTACAAGAGACAAGCTTACAGCAATAGAACAACTTGAGATTTGGCTTGTTTATCAAAAGCATTGGTGTGAGCATAAGCCATCTATTACTGTTTCAGTAAGAGAAGATGAGTGGATGGAAGTTGGAGCATGGGTGTATAAGAATTTTGATGAGGTTTCAGGAATTTCATTCTTACCTTATTCAGACCATACATATGTTCAAGCTCCATATCAAGAAATTGATAAAAATGCTTATGAAGAACTTTTGGCAAAAATGCCTAAATCAATAGATTGGAAAGCTCTTTCATTATATGAGCTTGAAGATACAACAACAGGAACACAAGCGTTAGCTTGCGTATCTGGTGAGTGTGAAATAGTAGATATTAACGCTTAATGTTTTCTGCTATAACATTCTATTGGGGCAATGATGAAAATTTGCATAATTATGTAAAAGACACATTGCCCTATACAGATGATATAGTTATAGGATATATTGATTTATTTGGAAAAGTTCCTCAAATTGATGGAGCAAGAATTCTTCCGTTTACCCACGCATATTTATTAAAATATGGTCATAGTGCATTATTAAACTCCTTAGACGCAGAATGTAAATACGATTGGACATTTCATGCTGCTGTAGGAAAAAGAATTACAGCATTCAATTCAGATAAAATTAAAAATGCACCAGATAATGTTTCTGGATATGCTTCAACTGAAAAAGGTTTGGGCGGATGCTGGAGTAATCTTCATGATAAGAATAAAGCTGAATGGTTAAAAACTGTTCATGAAGTTATTATGCCAAAACCTGGATTTGTAAATTCTGATGAAATTGCAATTGAATGGGAAAGAACAAATTATTCATATGACGGGGAAGCTCAAAAGCGTATATGTCAAATGTATCGTCAAATGTCAAGAACTAAATGGGTAGCATTAGAAGAAATGAATCCTCATCCTGCAAGAAATAGGGCTATACAAATGTATAAAGATCATGAATATGCTTATAATTTAGATAGACAAAATTTAATTTCATATTTAATAAACCATGATCTTGAAGCAGGAATGTAGGTTATTCTTTTTGTGCTTCTTCAATAAATAAATTATAAATTTTTTCTAAATCTTCATGTCTAAAGGTATCTAAAATTGTTCCACTAAATGAAATTTTTGCTTTGTTATAAGTCATATCTTCTTCATAAAAACCAAGAGCATTAAAAATTTGTTTTTGACTTATAGGTTCTTTAAAGCCAAATTGATCACAATATAAATTTAAATAATATATAAATTCATCATTTTTTTCTTTTCTAATTTGATAATCCCATTCAATCTGTTTTTCTTCTTTATTTCCTATAAAAGGGATAAATTGTGGAAATGGCTCTATAAATCTTATTTCTGCATTTTTAAAAAATGATTTTGTTGCATTTAAATATCTTAAAACGCATTCTTCTGTATTATTGCTTTTTTCTGGCATGGGTAGATGAGTTTTAGAGTCTATATATCCAAGCCATATTAATATAATACCTTCATCTTTAATTTTTGAAAATCCCTGCCTATATTCATTTTTTAACTTTTTATGCATTTCTTCATCAATTGGATCTAAATACTTGGGAAACTCTTCAAGTTGAGTGCTTAAGGTGTTTTGACCAAATAACTCTTTTGGGTTAAAATTCCAAGCTGATTGACCTCCTCTTCCCCAAACAAAAAGATCAACTGGGCATTTATTAGGATTCCAATAGTATAATAATCTGCTGGAATGACAGTCACCAATTAAAGTTACTTTTTTCATTTTTTAAGTATATCACTTTTCTATGGTTTGGGACACATAGATGTTATAATTTAAGCATAAGTCTGGGGTGACAAAATGGCGTATACAAATTTTAAGATTATACAAGGGGATGCTTGGTCCATAAATTTGACCTACCTTGATAGTCAAGATAACCCTATTGACGTTTCAGAATACCAGATAATTGCAGAAGTCACAGATAAACCAGGTGGATCAATTATTTGTGCTACCGCCACAACTCAAGGTGGTCAAATTGTTACTGTTCAGGATGGAACAGGTTCAAGTTTTACAGTTAATTTTTCAGGTGAACAAACTAAAAAGTTTATTCTTCCAAAATCATATTATCAAATTAAAATAGTTGACACAGCAGATACCGTATTGAATGGTTGGCTAGAACTAGAAGCGAGTAACTTATAATGGCAAAAGCATATTATCAAACAACTAAAGTTGTAAAAGTTACAGCACCAGATAAAGTTGTTATTAAATCTGCATCATCAGTTGCAGGTGCAAAAGGTGATCCAGGAACATCTATTCTTACAGGTCCAGGACAACCATCAAATTTGGTTGGACGTGTTGGAGATCTTTGGGTAGATACAAATACAAAGATAGTATATGGGCCAAAAACAAATACTGGTTGGCCAGCACAAAGTTTATTTGAAGGTTTTAATCATGATTTACTTGGAGTAGTTATTTCAGTTTCTACAAATCAAGTTCAGCAAGTTACAAGCAATGGCGTTCTTTATGGAGAATGGCATATACAACATAATCTTGGATATAACCCCAACGCTACATGTATTGATAGTACAGGTAGAGTTATAGAAGGAGAAATATCCTATCCCGATAAAAATACAATCGTTTTACGATTTATCGGGGTTACATCAGGTAAAGCATATCTTTCTTGATGTTAAAACGAAAGGGTAGGTAAAATATAAATGGCTAGATTATATCTAACTAATATTGACCTGAATAACAACGAGTTACAAAATGCTGTTATTCAAAACCTTTCTTCTGCCCCGCAAAGTGGCAATAAGGAAGGTCGCATTTACTACGACAACACGACCCACAAGCTTCGTGTATTTAGAGCAGATGCAAGTCAAGGAACTAAGTGGTACGACCTTTCTGTAGGAGGAACTGCAGCATCCCAAGTTATCTTAACAGGTGACGTAACAGGTAATGCAACAGTAGACCCAGCCACAGGAATAATCACTTTAGCAACACATTTTAACGTATCAGGAACAACAAATCAAATTGCTGTTAATGATATTGATAACACTACAACCATATCTTTAACAGATACTGTTGATATTAATACAGGACTTAATATTGGTGGATCTACTACAGAAGCAGATGGATATATTCATTTAAATGATGCAAATGGTGACAGATATGGCTCATTAGAACTTAACGGCTCTGACCTTAGAGTTTATTCAAATTCTGGAATTATTCAAACCAATGAAAATGAAATACAAGTTCAAAAAACTTCTTATTGGAGAAATGGAACTCAGCAAGGTGTTATTGCTGCACAATCTGATGGTTCATTAAGACTTACAGGTATAAACAATGGTTTGCAGCTTGAGTCAAATAGCGGAGATATTAAGATTAACTCAGCTTCTGGCACAACTTATTTCAACAATGCAATAACAATCAATTCAGAAGGAACAATTAATGCAACTAATGGAAATCTTACATTAACTGCAGACTCTGGAGTTATTGATGCAACTGGCGTTGAAATTCACACTACAAAAGTTGAACTTTGGAATGGTTCTAATCATGGTGCAATTCTTGCTCATCCATCAGATGGTAGCTTAACTGTTGCAGCAACTGGTTGGTTGCATTTGGAATCACATGATGGCGGAATTAGCATTGATCCAGACAATGGTCAAACTACATTTAGCAATCAAGTTCGAATTGATTCAAATGGAACAATTGAAACTAATAATTCAGATCTTACACTTTCCCCAGATTCTGGAAATGTTGTTATTAATAACAATCTTGTTACAAATGCAATTGTTTCTAAAGATGGATCTAATGATGAATTAAACATCAATGCATCGGTAGTTCAAATAAACTCTTCCAATGTAACAGTTGGCGGTGGCGGAACTGATGGCGGATTAACTGTTAAAAATTCTAACGGAGATGTAGCATTTACTGTAGATGGGTCTACAAAAGATGCACGTTTTGGAAACAATGTAACAATTGATGGTAATTTAAATGTTACTGGAACACTTAATGCAGTAAACCGCACCGAAATTAATATTGAAGATAATACAATTAAACTCAATACTAACTGGACTGGTGCTCCAACACAAGATGCTGGAATTATTGTAAATCGTGGAACAGCTAACGATACAGCTATTATTTGGTCTGAATCAAATAAAGACTGGACATTAACAAATGATGGTTCAAACTACTATGCAATCGCACGTAAGTTTGTAGCTACAGTCGGAGATGCTTCAAATACATTGTTTGATGTAGTTCACAATCTTGGAACCCGTGACTTAACTGTTCAGGTAAGAGAAAATAATGCAGAATACAATCTTGTTGAAACAGATGTCTTGTTTAAAGACAACAATACTGTTACAATTGGATTTACAGATGCACCAGATGCAAACGCATACAAAATTATTATCGTAGGATAATACAATAAACTAGAGGAGGATCAGATGTCAAGAAAAATGTTAACCCCATTAAATCTCTTAACGAGAGCATCTGATCCATCTTCTGGTGTAGAAGGAGATGTTTATTTTAATACTGATGATAAAAGTATTAGAATATTTAATGGTATAACGTGGGTAACAATTGTTAAATCTGATGATCCCGTTCCATTTTACGAACACACACATACATATGATGGTGATGTACATACAATTAATATTCAAGATCCAATATTATTAGGTGGAAATATTGATGGCGGTTCTGTTTTAGAGACTATCCCTGTTATAATTGGTGAAGATGGTGGAAGTGCAAATGCAATTAATACAAGACTTTCACAATCAAATCTTTCAAACTCGGATGGTGGCATAATTGGCCAGTAATTTCCCAAGCAGTATAGATTCAATAACAAACCCAAATTCAACAGATTCACTATCAAGTCCATCACATTCAGAGCAACACATAATTGCAAATACTGCAATTGAAGCTCTTGAAACAAAAGTTGGTATTGATAATTCTACAGATCAAAATTCCCTTGATTATAAAGTTACAGATGCACAAGCACAAATTACAGCACTAGCTGCTTCTGTTCAAACTTTGGGCGGGAATACTGTAGAAGTACTTGGACTTCAAGGAAATAATGACCTAGAGGTCTATGGAATAGAAAACCCTACAACTATAGATACAATAGATTCAAGTGTTTGGCAGTCTGCCGAATATAAGATGCAAGTAACAAAAGGTAATGACGTTTATTCATCAGATATAAATGTTTTGTTTACCCCATCTGTAGTTAATGTTTCAGAATTTAATATTATATCTTCAAGTGATGGATTTCACAATCCCGCCCACTTTGATTTTGTATATAATGGAAGTATAATTGATTTAGTAATCACACCAGTTTCAGGTTCTGTATCAGTAAGATTTTATAGAACTGCTTTAAAAAAATAAATAAAAACAAGGAGTAACACCCAACATGGCAACAGTAGATAAAAACTTTAGAATTAAAAATGGATTAATTGTTGAAGGCACCACAGGTACAATCAATGGTAATAATATCCTTACAGAGTCAGCAAGTGACTCATATATCCTTAATCTTGTTGGCGGATCTACACTTGTTAAATCCGTTGACACAAATGTATTTACAGTAGACAATACAGGATATTTAACTCTTAATTCAGATGTTGTAACAACAACTGGAACTCAAACACTTACAAACAAAGAATTGGAAAACCCACTTCTTAAAGGTGAATTAAGACTCGAAGATTCAAGCGGAACTTTTGAAGCATTAATTTCTCTTTCAAGCAACGAGTTAGTTCTTGATACAGATTCAAGAAATATTATTCTTTCACCAGAAGGTGGAGATGTTTATGTTCAAAATTCAAGCACACCAGGCAACATTGTAGTCACAAGAGATTATGCTGATGGTGCATATGATGCAAATGGTGCAGCATCAGCTGCACAAACTGCAGCTCAAAGTTATGCAGACTCTCTTGCATCAAACTACGATGCAAATGGTGCTGCTGCAGCAGCTCAAACAGCTGCACAATCTTATGCAGATACAGCAGCTACAAATGCTGAAAATGCTGCAAAATCTTATGCAGATGGTCTAGGAGCTAATTACGATCCAATAGGTTCAGCAGCTGGGGCACAAACCGCAGCAGAAAGCTACGCAGACTCGTTAGCATCACATTATGATCAAGCAGGAGCAGCAGATGCTGCTCAGACTGCAGCAGAAAGTTATGCAGATACAGTAGCAGGAACGGCACAATTAAATGCTGAAGCTTATGCTGATATCAAAAAAACAGAAGCAATTTCCGCTGCAAATACCTATACAGACACAAAGGTTGCTGATTTAGTAGGAGCTGCTCCATCACTTCTTGATACATTAGCAAAAATTGATGCTGCAATAGCAAATGATGCTAATTTCTCAACAACTCTTCTTAATGATATTGCTACTGCTCAAGCTACCGCAGAATCTTATACAGATTCAGCAATTAGCACAGAAGTAACAAATCGAAATACAGCGATTGCTACTGCTAAATCAGAAGCAATTACAGCAGCTGAATCTTATGCAGACAATTTAGCTGGAAATTATGATCCAGCAGGAGCAGCATCTGCTGCTCAGACTGCAGCAGAAAGTTATGCTGATAGTTTGGCTGGAAACTATGATGAAGCAGGTTCTGCTTCATCAGCTCAATCAGCTGCAAAAACTTATGCTGACAATCTTGTTGCAAATGGTAATTCAAGTGCAACACCAACATACCAAGCTCTTAATGTTGGAAATTATACAGAATTAATTTCTGGTTGGAATAGTACATCAACTGGTGCAACATTTGTTCCAGTTTCATGGAATGCAAATTATGGAACAGCTAAATTAACTGTTCACGTAAGAGATGGCGTTCACTCACAGGCATCAGAAGTTTTGATTGCACGTGATTCAAATAACAATATTGCTATTACAGAATATGCAATTGTTACAACAAATGGATTACTTGCTGATATTTCAGCAATATATGCAGGCGGAACTGTTTCATTAACAGTTTCACCAACAGCTGGACATACAAATGTTGAAGCTGTAGCATCTGGTTCAGTTATAATCTGGGCAGACTAGTAGTTTAAAAGGTTCGGGGGATCCTTAAAATCCCCCACACAAAATACAAATTCTAGGGGATAGTGAACCGAAAATGACAGTAACAGATAAAGATTTTAAAGTAAAGAATGGCCTAAATGTGGCGGGAGATGCGACATTTGGATCACAAGTCATACTAGGATCAACCCCTTTAGCGTTTGATACAAATACAAATAGACTTCAATTATACATAAATAACGCATGGTCTTCTATCGCCACATTGGACGATTTAGGAGGTAATTTGTCATTTATGGATATCGGACTTTCAATTGATTATAATGGTCAACCTACATATATTGTCCAAGGTAATGGCGTTGTAATTAGCGGGGATAGTAAGTTTGTAGATGCAGGATCTGCAACACCTTATTCAAGTATAGAATATATATTTGATTCAGGAGTAATTTAGTATTAATCCATTAAACTGGTATAATAAAAAAAATAAAAATTAAAAGGGGTAACAAATGTCAACAGTAAGAATTCAACTACGTAGAGGTACAGCATCACAATGGACCTCCATCAATCCCATCCTCGCAGGTGGAGAAGCTGGCTTTGAGTCAGATACACTTAAGATTAAAATTGGTGACGGTAGCACCCACTGGAATGACCTTGGTTATGCAACAGTTACCCCACAAAACCTTACTGATGCAATTAACTCAGTAGTGGCGGGAGAAGTAAGTGGTTATGCTACCCTTACAGACCTTTCAGATGCTATAGCACAAGAAGTTACAGATAGAAACAATGCAATTGCTACAGCCGTAAGTGCTGTTGTTGCAGGAGAAGATTTTATAGCAATATCTGAAAAAGGTGTTGCAAATGGTGTCGCTACTCTTAATTCTTCAGGAAATATTCCAGATTCTCAAATTGCTTCAGATATAGTCCGCAACATAGAAATGGGAGATGCATTAGCTTCAGCTGAAGCAGCTATTGATATAAAAATTTCAACAGCACAATCAAATGCAGAAACATATTCAGATAATAATTTAGTAGATGCAAAATCTTATACAGATTCAAAAATTTCAACAGAAGTAACAAATCGTAATTCTGCTATAAATACAGCAAAATCTCAAGCAATTTCAACTGCTGAAACATATACAGATACAGCAATTAGTAATCTTGTTGCAGCAGCACCTTCGACATTAGACACATTAAAAGAAATAGCTGATGCAATAGCATCAGACGAATCAACAGCAGCAGCACTTGCAACAACAGTAGGAACTAAAATTCCTTTATCTCAAAAAGCTTCTGCAAACGGTGTAGCAACACTTAATTCAAATTCAAAAGTTCCAATGGAACAACTTTCAATTTCAGGCGGATCAGGAATTGAATATGACCCTTCAACAGGAATAATAGCAGTAAATAGTACTATTGCAACAATAACATATGTAGGTTCACGAATAGATGGCGTTAGATCAGATGCTTATAATTATACTGATGTTGCAGCGGGAGTTGCATCAGAAGCAACAATTGCTGGTGTTATAGAAGCTAAAGCATATGCTGATACAAAATCTACTCAAGCAATAAATAGTTCAAAGTCATATACTGATATTGCAGTTACTAGCGTAGAAGCATATACTGATTCTGCAATTGCAACAGAAGTAACAAATAGAAATAATGCAATTTCAGCATCATTAACTACTGCAGAAAATTTTGCTTCTAGTGTTGCTTCATCTGCACAAAATACAGCAGAATCATATGCTGATACTAAAAAATCAGAAGCAATATCTACTGCTGAATCTTATGCAGATCAAAAGAAATCAGAAGCAATTACTGCTTCAGAAGGATACACTGATTCAGCAATATCGTCAGAGGTAACTGCACGTAATTCTGCAATTGCAACAGCTAAATCTCAAGCAATTTCTACATCAGAAACATATGCTGATTTAGTTGCAGGAAATGCACAAACAAATGCAGAATCATATGCGGATACAAAGAAATCTGAAGCTATTACAGCAGCAGAATCATTTGCTACCGCTGCAGATTCAACTTTACATACTACTGTTACTGGCGAAATTGCAACAGCTAAATCTCAAGCAATTTCTACTGCTGAAGGATATACTGATACAGCAATCAGCAACCTTGTTAATGGTGCACCTTCAACATTAGATACACTCAAAGAAATTGCAGATGCTCTTGGATCAGATGCAAATCTTTCAACAACAATTACAAATCATATTGCTTCAGCTAAAGCAGATGCAGAAGCGTATACAGATTCAAGTATTGCAACAGAAGTTACAAATCGTAACTCAGCTATTAATACTGCTAAATCTCAAGCAATTACAACATCAGAAGCCTATACAGATAGTGCTATATCTGGAGAAGTGTCTAATAGAAATACAGCAATTTCTAATGCAATCTCAACAGAAGTTACAAATAGAAATTCAGCTATAGCAACAGCTAAGTCTGATGCTGAAACATATACTGATTCTGCAATCTCAACAGAAGTTACAAATAGAAATTCAGCGATATTAACTGCTAAAAATTCAGCAATTACAACTTCAGAAAACTATACAGATAATGCAATTTCTACAGAAGTTACAAATAGAAATAATGCAATAGCGGGAATTGTAAAAACAACCGATACTGGTTCCGTGACCTCAGCAATGATTTTAGATGGAACAATTGTAGATGGAGATATTTCAACATCAGCTTCTATAGCAGATACTAAACTTGCAACGATAACAACATCTGGAAAAGTTGCTAACTCTGCTACAACAGCTACAGATGCAAATACAGCTTCAGCAATTGTTGCTCGTGATGCATCTGGCAACTTTACAGCTAATTTAATTACAGTTAATACAACTCCTACTGCAAATGGACACGCAGCTTCTAAGGCTTATGTTGATAACGTAGCTTCAGGAATGAATTGGCATACTGCAGTAAAAGCAGCTTCAACTGGTAATAGCGGAGTAACTTATAGTAATGGAACAGCTGGAGTAGGCGCAACCCTTACAGCAGATACAAATCGTTCAATTGCAACTCTTGATAACGCTTCCTTAGTAGTTGGCAATAGAGTTTTGATGAAAGATCAAACGGATGCTAAGCAAAACGGTATTTACGTTGTAACAACTCTTGGAAGCTCTTCAGCCCCTTGGGTATTGACTCGTGCTTCAGATGCAAATAACAGCACCCCAGGACAGGTAGCCCCAGGAGATGCAGTTTATGTTCAGGGTGGAACTGTAAATGGAAATCAAGCATTTATTGAAACTGGAGAAGGAACTGGAACAGGGCTTTCTATAGTATTAGGCACAGATTCTGTTACATGGACACAGTTTACTGGAGCAGCTAACTTAACTGCAGGAAATGGTCTTACACGTACAGGTAACTCAATAGATGTTGTTTCTTCAACACTTAATATCACAGCAGATGCAGTAGATCTTGCAACCGTATCTCAAACAAATACTACAGGTGGAAACCTTGCAAATGGTATTGTTTCCGCAATTACAGTAGATGCTTATGGTCGTGTTACAGGATATCAAACTGGAGCACAAAACGTTGCAAGTACCTCAAATAAAGGTATTGCTTCTTTTGATTCCGCATCATTTACAGTAACATCTGGTAACGTAGTTATTAAATCAGCTGGTATCTCAAATACACAGCTTGCTAATTCAAGCGTAACAATTGGTACAACAGCAATTGCTTTAGGCTCTTCATCAACTACTCTTGTAGGTCTGACATCAGTATCATCAACTGGATTTACTGGTGCACTTACTGGTAATGCTGATACAGCAACTAAGCTTGCAACAGCACGTAATATTAATGGTGTATCGTTTGATGGTTCAGCAGCAATTACTGTAAAAGCATCTACTACAAATGCTCTTACAATTGGAACAGGCCTTTCAGGATCATCGTTTGATGGCTCAGCTGGGGTTACAATTGCTATAGATTCAACAGTAGCAACATTAACTGGATCACAGACTCTTACAAATAAGACTCTTACATCTCCAACAATTGGAACAATCCTTAATACTGGTACATTAACACTTCCAACATCAACAGATACACTTATTGGTAAGGCTACAACAGATACCCTTACAAATAAAACATTTGATACAGCTGGAACAGGTAACGTATTTAAGATTGCTGGAACTCAAATTTCAGCTAATACAGGTACAGGATCAAACGTTCTTGCTACCAGCCCAACAGTAACTGGTCTTTCAACAGATACACTTACAACAACTGGTAACGTAACGGTTGGCGGTAACTTAACAGTTAATGGTACAACAACTACAATTAACTCAACAACTCTCAATACAACAGAGCAAGTTCTTGTTATCTCTAATGCAGCTACACCAACAGATGTAACTGCAAATGGTGCGGGAATTACAATTAAGGGTGCTACAGATAAGACAATTAAATGGTACTCATCAACAGGTGCTGTAACATTCTCTGAAAATATTGATATAGCATCAGGTAAAACATATAAGATTAATGGAACAGATGTACTTACTGCTACAGCAGTAGGTGGAAGAACAATTCCAGGTTCAGCAATCGTTGGTTTGACAGATACTCAAACTCTTACAAATAAGACTTTGACTTCTCCATCATTAACAACACCAACAGTATCTTCTGGAACCTTAACAGTTTCATCATCTGGTGTAACATTCTCAGATGGAACAGCTCAAACAACTGCAGGTGTTGCATCACTTACAACAATTGGAACTGCAATTGCTGCTTCAAACGGAACATATTATCCATCACAATATCGTGATCAGATGGTTCCAATTTCAGGTGCATATGCACTTACAATTGCTCCAGATGGAACAAATACAGCAGCTGTTGGTACATCAGTAGACTTCTATCAATCAGCAGGAACAGGTGCAAGCTTTGTAGCGGGATCAGGTGTAACAATTATTTCCACCCCAGGACTAAAGCTTAGAACTACTGGCTCTGTTGCAACAATAATGAAGACAGCAGCAAATACATGGTTACTATTTGGTGACTTGTCAGCATAATCTGGTATAATTAAAAAATAGAAAAGGGGACAATAAAATGTCAAAGCAAGCAGGTAGATTTTCAGCAGATGGTCAAGATCAACACGTTGCCCCGTTAGCCGTAACAGGTTTAACAGCAGCAAATGTAGGAACTGGTAGGGCATATAACAATGGAGCAGCAAACTTAGCATGGACACTTCCAGCTAACTCTATTCCAGCTACATTATATACTATTACATCAACTCCAGCAACTACAACACAAACAACATCATCTACATCATACCAGTTTACTGGATTAGCATCTGGTACTGCTTATACATTTACAGTTGTCCCCTCAAACTCTTATGGTTCTGGAGCATCAACTACCTCTGGATCAATAACAGCTACTACGGTTCCGCAAGCACCTACAATTGGCACAGCCACAGATACAGGTTCTGGACGTGCTTACAATAATGGGCTTGCAACAGTTCCATTTACAGCAGGTGCAACAGGAGGTTCAGCAATTACTGGATATACTGTTACAGCATCAGCAGGAGGATTTACTGGAACTGGAACAACTTCTCCAATTACAGTTGCAGGTCTTGCATCAGCAACAGCATATACCTATACTGTTACTGCAACAAATGCTAATGGAACATCAGCAGCATCTGCAGCATCTAACTCTGTTACAGCAACAACAATCCCACAGGCACCGCAAGCACCTGGAGTTACATCTACAACAAACGGTGTAGATGTAGTATCTTGGACAGCGGGAGCAAATGGTGGTCTTGCACAGACATTTAATATTACAGATGGAACAACATCTTACACAAACGTTACATCACCATATTCATTTGGTGAAACAGCAGGATCTACACACTCATTTACAATTACAGCTGTAAATGCAAATGGAACTTCAGTAGGAGCAGCAACTGGATCTATTGTTACATTCTTTGCCCCACCTACATTCTTCTCACCCCCAGGGTTCTTTGCACCACCAATATTCTTTGCACCACCAGGGTTCTTTGCACCACCAATATTCTTTGCACCACCAGGGTTCTTTGCACCACCAGGATTTTACATCATTCCTTATTTTGCTGGACTTTGCATTGATGGAGATACTTTAATTGATACTTCAAATGGTAAAGTTGCAATGAAAGATTTAAAAGAAGGAGATGCTCTTCTTTCTTATAGTATTAAAGAAATTAATGATCAACCAGATTATCAAAAATTCTCATGGAATTCTGAAACATTCACAGTTGATTCAGAAGGATTTACAGAATCTGTAATTACTGAAATTTCTTCTAAAGAAGATTCAGATATAGTTTGCTTTAACGATAATACAAAAATTAAAATGACATTTACTCAGCCAGTATTTGTTAAGTCTCACGTTGACAACATATATAGAGTTAAAGAAGCTTATTTTGTTGAAGAGGGCGACTTACTTATTTGGGCATCAGAAGATGGCTCATATACTGAAGTTCCAGTTACTAAAATTGATTATTATACTGATGAAACTCGTACAGTTTATCAGCTCACATGTAAACCGCATGACTGGTTCTTTGCTGACGGAATGTTAGTTCACAATAAATAATATTTAGTAGATTGGAATATGTTTGTGAATCAAACATGGAGCTCAAAAGAAAATTTGGGTATAGGAATTTCTGTCTATAGGGATGTTTTTACAAAAGACTTAAACATAATAGAAGATATGATTGGTGTTTTAGAAAACCCTTTAAGTCCTTATTCTTGGAAAAAATCTTATGTTGGCGATAAAAAAGAAGTAAATAATTATAGAAACTCTAATGATTTTAAATTTAGAAAATCAGACATAAGAAATGATAGTAAAGAATCAAAAATAATTAAAGATGTTTGGCAAACATGTTATGATAAAATGATTGTTGCAGTTGATGATTATATTAAAGAGTACAAAATGAATCCTTTGCAATACTGGGAAGTTATGAATTTTATTAAATATGAACCAGGTCAATATTTTGAAACACATTGTGACCATGGATTTACATATAACTCAACTACATCGTTAGTTGGATATTTAAATGATGACTACGAAGGCGGGGAGTTATATTTTCCACTACAAGACCTAACAATAAAACCAAAAATAGGAGATTTATACATATTTCCATCAACTTATGTATATCCTCATAAAGCAATGCCAGTTAAAGATGGGTTAAAGTATTCATTAGTTACAATGTTAGATCATAATCCAAAATGGCATTATATTGGAAAGCAATAAAAATATGGAATATAAAAGCATTAAGTTTTCATCAACTAAAAAATGGATTGATGATAGCCATATAACATATCCATCTCCAGCTAACAAAAATTTACCAACATGGTATAAAGAATCTAAAAATTTTATGACTGATAAAAATACTGGAGAAATTTTAAAAGATAGTAATGGTAATAAAATAGTATCATGGAGAGCATGTCCATCAATGCTAGATACTTATTTGACTGGTTATGTATTAAAAACTCCATGCGATATAACATTTTATAAAAATGAGTTTAATATTATAGATGTAAATGTTGAAAATCAAAAATATAAAGATTTTTGTCAAAAAAGATCTCCTATGGATGAATCTGGGTTCTTTCACCCTAAAGGTTTTTATAAAAATCATTTTGCATGGCATGGATATTGGAATATTGAAACTCCAGAAGGATATAGTTGTTTATTTTTAAATCCAATCAATCATTTTAATCTTCCGTTTCTAGATACTTCTGGAATAATTGACACAGATAAAGTATCAATTCCAGGATCAATCCCGTTTTTTATACCAGAAGGTTGGACGGGAACTATACAGGCTGGAACCCCATATATGCAAGTAATACCATTTAAAAAAGAAAATTGGGAATCTACTTTTGTAAAAGAAGAAGAAGATGTTTTTTATAAAAAGAAAATAGAGGTTACAAGGCTTTTCAGACAAAGAAAAACTGGCGGTATATATAAAGAAAAATTTTGGAATAGAAAAGATTATAAATGAATAAAATATCATTAGGCCCAAGTATAAGTTTGTATAAAAATGTAAATATTGATATATATGATATTCTAAAAGAAATAAATGATGATTTATGGAAAAATGAAATGGTTGTAAATCAAAATGGAAACAGGGAGCTAGACTTAGATAATAGAAATACAAAGTCTTTAACTATTCCTATTAAACAAAATAAAGATATGGATAAAAAAATAAACCTATTGTCAAGTTTAATAAGTGATAAAATTATACCAATAGAAAAAGATTATTTAATTGAAAATGATACAAATTTAAAATCTCATGATGATTATAAAATATTAAAATATGAAATTGGTGGTAAATTTAATTTGCACAGGGATGACGGTGGAGGTAGGTTTAGAAGAATGTCTTGGGTTTATTATATAAACGATGATTACGAAGGGGGAGAGCTTTGCTTTCCGACTTTTAACATTGATATAAAACCAGATGCTGGAGATTTAATATTTTTTCCATCATCTTATGCATACCCTCATTATGTTAAACCAGTTATTTCTGGAACAAGGTATTCTATAGCTAGTTGGATGAGATAAGATATGAATGAAATTTTAATTGTTGATGATTTTTTAACAAAAGAAGAATGTGATATTTTAATTAATGAAATTAATAATTCAGATTTAAATCTTTGGGACATAAGATCAGATGGAAAAGATATGGCTACTTTAAAATTAAAAAATCATAAAATCTTAATAAATATATATAATAGATTAAATAGCTATTTTGATTCAAGTTTTAAATTACAAATGATCAGGGTAGCACATAGGACAACTACAAATACAATTTGGGATGCACATTCTGATGAAGAAGGCGGGTCAGAAATTAAATATGGAATTGTTATATACCTAAATGATAATTTTATTGATGGAGAATTAAACTATATTAATTTGGGAATTAAATATAAACCTAAATTGGGATCTATGGTAATTCATCCAGCAGATCAGGAATACAAGCATGTTGTAGAAAAAGTATCTTCAGGCATTAGGTATACTCTTACCAGCTTTGCAAGAGCCTTAGAAGATATGATATAATAAAAAAAAGGAGAAAAATGCTTCAGAATGCAGAATATTTATACCCAGGCATTATGGTATATAGAGATGTCTTTAAAAAAGATATGGACATAATTAATAGATTAGAAACTAATTTATCTAGTTCGGATGTAGATAATAGATGGTCTGTTGCAAGAACTGGTTATTCAATTACAGATAAATCATATAGGGATTGTTTTGATTATAAAATTAAAAAAAATGATAATGATGATTCTAAAAAAAGTAAAAACAGAATAGAGTTAGAAAAGCTTTGGCAAGAATGCAAAGATGTTCAAATAGACCCCATAGAAGATTATAGAACTATGTTTGGAGTAGCCCCATTAAATTATTGGGAAGCTTTTAATTTTATTAAATACGGAAAAGATCAACACTTTCAAGTTCATTCGGACCACGGATATTCCTATATAGCTGTTCTTTCAGCAGTTGGCTATATTAATGATGACTACGAAGGTGGAGAATTATATTTTGATAAGTTTGATTTAAAAATTAAGCCAAAAGCTGGAGATTTATACCTATTCCCATCTGCATTTGTTTATTCACATGCTGCTATGCCAGTCCAATCAGGAACAAAATATTCAATAGTAACCATGTTAGATTATTTTGAGGCAGCACATACACCAGAATATAGGGAGATGGAAAAAAGATATGCTGATTCATACTCTTTAAAATAAAAAATGTATAATTTGACTGCGTATAGAATGCCAAATGGAGCAATAATAAATCAATCTCCAGTAAAAAGAGACTGGATGGATAATACCCATGATAAACATGCATATCAATGTTTTCCACTTTCACTTACAAATTCTTTAGGCTGGTCAATATCATATCCAAAAGATATATCATTTGTGCTAGAATCAAAAGCTGGTAATCCAAAAGGTATGGTAACAGTTTTAGAAGGACATGAGTTCTGTAGCAACTCCAGAATGAATTCAACAATAAGTTTTAAAACTGGCATAAATATATCAACAGATGAAAATGTTACATGTTTAATTATGCCAGTTCCCAATCAATTTATTGATGGTGCTCAGTGTTTTACTACTCTTTTATCAACATCATTTTTTAATAATGATTTGCCTATAGTTTGGATGGTTACAAAAATGGATCAAATTATTACAATAAAAGCTGGAGCACCAGTTGCCTCAATAATTCCAGTTTCTTTATCAGAAATAAATAACTCTGAAATTACTATAAAACCAATGAAAGAAAAAGTAGACTTATTTAATGGAAAAGAATATTTTGAAGCAACAAAAAAAATAACATCTTTAGGGAAATGGACAAATTTTTATAGAAATGCAACTGATCACTTGGGAAATAAAATTGGAATTCATGAAGCAAAATCTTTAAGGTTTAAAGTTAATGAATAATAAAATTATTTTTCATTCAAATAGAATATATAATGCTTTTTTTCAACAAAATAAGCCAGTACCTTCTGATAAAAAAATGCCAGAATGGTGGAAAAAATCTGAAAGATATTTTATAAATAAAGAAACTGGCGAACCATTTTTTGATTTTCAAGGAGATAAAGCTTTAACGTTTAAAGCATGTCCAGCATTATTAGATATTTTTAGTGTTGGATATTTTTTAATTACACCTTGCGATATTGAGTTTTTTAATGAAGATGGAATAAAAAAAATAAAATTAGATGGTAATTTTTCAGATTTTTGTGCACCAAGAATAGAAATGCCAGGATTAGAAGTTCCCAAAGGCTACTTAAAAGATCATTTTAGATGGTATCCAAATTGGTCTCCAGAGCTTCCAGAAGGGTATAGTGCATTATACATAAATCCTATAAATAGGTTTGATCTACCGTTCATATCTATGTCTGGTATAATAGATAATGATAAAACTAATACTCCAGGGTTTATTCCGTTTTTTGTAAGAGAGGATTTTGAGGGTGTTATTCCAGCAGGGACTCCATATTTACAAATCATTCCGTTTAAAAGAGAAAACTGGGATTCAGAATTTAAATATCACGATAGTGAGAGTATAAGGTTGAGACAAGTTAAATCAGCAGAAATTTTTAGAATAAAAGGCGGAGGGGGATATAAAAAACATGTCTGGTCAAGAAAAGAATACAAATGAAAAGGGTTTTTATATAAACTCAGAAGAAGTAAGAACTATGGCAAAATCAATAACCCCTTCTGGGCATTTTGGTATTTCTGCAGACATGATACAAGAAGTAGAAGATGCAGTAACCCCAGAAGAACAAGAATATCTTTTAAATTTTGCAAAAAATAATCAAGTATGGGATGTTACAGAAAACAACTATAATGAAAATGGAACTTTAATTTATGGTGCAAATATTTGGAAAGATAGGGTTGCATCATATAGAAATTTACAACAAAATGATCCAAAAGTAGTAGAAATTCTTTCTGCAATAGTAGAACGCTTGAGGTTAAAGATAGAAGATTTTTATAATGTAAAAGTAACTGCTTCAGGCCCAGCCGTAGTCCGTTGGCCATTAGGTACTCATCAACATCCACATGCTGACAAAGAAATGCATGATGGACCAGATGCAGGTAAGCCAAATAATTTTCCATGGTATGACTTGGGAACAGTATTTTATTTAAACGACGATTACGAGGGCGGGGAATTGTTTTTTCCCTTGCAAGGAATAAAGTTTAAACCTAAAGCAAGAGCTGCTTATTTTTTCCCAGGAGATAAAAATTATATACATGGAGTAACACCAGTATTAAGTAATTGTAGATATACTGCTCCATTTTTCTGGACAATAAAAGAATTGGATGTAAAATAATTGGATAATAATATTGAATTTGTTGAACTTTTACCAAAAGTTTTGATTTATAAAAATTTATTACCAAATTCAAAAGAACTTGTAGAAATAATTAAAGATTCAGAAAAAAATTCAGATGGAAAATATTTTTTACAAAAATGGACTCCATGGAGTGTTTTTGGAACATATACTCAAGACAAACATGATGACTCGTACCCAAGAGAATTTGGTGAGATGTATGATAAAGAAAAATATCTTTCTGATTCAATAAAAAACGCATATAATATTGCGTATTCAGATTATATAAAAAGATTTGACATAACGCTTCCTCCAGATTGCGTTTTAACAAGTTCATCATATTCTAAATATAATCCAAATTTTGATCCAATGAAAAATGATCTTACTATGCAATATCATACAGACTATATTATGTCTGAAGCAGAAATGCCAGGTCCAAAATTTTTCTTAACATGCACAACGTATTTAAATGATGACTACGAAGGCGGGGATATTGAGTTTTATGTTGATGGAGAATATTATCCGTATAAACCAGTCTCTGGGGACATTTTAGTATTTCCTTCAGGAGCACCGTACTACCATGGAGTTAGAACAATAAAAGGCGGAGAAAAGTTCTTTATAAGAGCTTTTATGCAATATTATTTTGATGGCACACCAGAATGGTTATGGAAGCAAAGATATTATGGTGCACATAGGTGGGCAAAAATGGAGCAAGAACGTATTGAAAAAGAAAATCCAAAAAACATGATATACACAGATAGGAAAAAAACTCAATGAAAATAAAATCTTTAAAAGATGATTTTTTTTATGTTGAAAATTTTATAACACCAGAAGAGTGTCAATCAATAATAAATTATTTGGAATGGCAAGTTCAAAATAAAATATTAGAGTGGAATCAGATTTCTTTTTATGGTTCTATGGCAATGGGTTATTGGCCTTACGATGAAAATTTAAAATATTTTAATTTAGACAAAAATTATTTTAATAATTTAAAAGAAAAAATTAAAAAAATATCTGAAGAAGCACTAGGCATAGAACTTTCTGAAGTAAGTTATCATGCACAAAAATGGGTTGATGGAGCTTTTGCAGGTTACCATTCAGATAATTCTGATGAAAATGGAAACCCAACAGCTTTTGAAAGAAGTAAATATGCAGTCTTTTTATATCTAAACGATAATTTTGATGGTGGTAGTTTAAAGTTTAAAAACTATGATATTGATTTAAAACCTAAAACTGGATTAATTGCTATATTTGCTGGAGGTCATGGAAACGAACATATGGTAACAACAATATCTGGTGGATCAAGATACACTGTAGGTTCATTTTGGGATGATGCAAAGTCTGAATATTCTGATGAAAAAAGAAAAGCTTGGGCAGATGAACTTGCAAAAGTTCGTGCTGATCAAGAAATAATGTATAAAAATTGGGAAAAGATGGAAGAGTTGGGATCAAAACCAACCTTGTCAGAATAAAAATGAATTCTATAGATAAAGATGTTTTTATTGCAGATCATAAAAATGATAAAATTTTTTATTGGAAAAATGTTATTTCCAATCCTTCAAAAATTTTAGAAGACATAGATCGTTTAGAAAAAGATGAAAGTTCTTATATTAAAATTGAAAAATGGTTACCTTGGACAGCAAGTGATAGTAATTCAAATATATATGGAGATTTAAAAACATTTTATCCACAAAATATTTACGCTCAAACAATTAATCAACAGAATGATATTGATGCATACAACATTATTAATAACTGTGCAATTGCTTTCAATATGTGCTTTAGCCTTTATTTTAAAGAGCATGGAATAAATATAGAAAATTATAATATTGAGTATAATTGGTTAGTTTTAAAAAGATGGAATATTGGGTCTAAAATGGGACCTCATTTTGATGGTAGCTATGGTAAAGAAAATAAACTAGAGTTTACAGCAATATTATATTTTAACGATGATTATGAAGGCGGAGAACTTTATTTTAATGATCAAAATATATTGTTAAAACCAGAAGCGGGAAGCATGGTTGTTTTTCCAGGCTCTTTTACACATGAAGTAAAAGAAATAAAGGGCAATTATAGATATATGATGAGTATATCTGCTTATAAAAAATAGTTGTTTTTTTATGGTATAATTAATTTATAATAAATAGGGGGCAATATGTTGTTTTACGATAGAGCAGACTGTATTAATCCGTCACCATATATTGATGAATATGGAACTAAAAGTGGTATTTTTATAATTAAAAATGCAGTTCCTAAAGAATTAATTGAAAAAATTGAAAAACAATTGAAGGCAATGCCCGAAGAATTAAATAAGTTTGATCAAACATTAATAAACTGGTATAGTGAAAAAGTAATATACGGCATAGATGGAACAATGGATCTTTGGGAACTTGTCAGTGAATTAATTGGACCAGAATGGGTTACACACCCAAATGTAAGCTATATACGTGTGCAACCTGGTGATAATGGAATGTTTATTCACTCAGATAGTCCAGGAAAAGGTGCCTGTCATTTATTGTCTCAAGCAGACAGATGGAACACATGTTGTTTATTAGATTACGGTCTATGTGTCTATCTTGGAGATTATGAAGGAGGAGAAATATTTTATCCATCAATTAATCCAGATGGAACAATAAAGTCACAGGGTAATTCTCAAGAGGGTTGTTTTGAATATAAGCCTGAAAAAGGAGATATAGTTATACATAGTGCTTTTGAACCTTATTCGCATGGGGTAAGAGAAGTAAAATCTGGGACAAGATTTGTTTTTTCAAACTTTGTTTTAAAAGCTAAAGATAACCCAGGAACATTTTATAATTATGGAACTCAAGAATATAAAGATCAAATAGGCGATAAAAGCCCTGAAAAGATAGATATTTGGCATACACCATTAAAAGAAAATCCTCAGTTTACACAAGAAAAAATAAAGATTTATCAAGAATCTGGTCTTGAGGGCGAAGATTTGGCCAAAGAATTCTTTAGTGATATGGTTGAAGATATATAATTAGAAGCAAAATTTGTCTTATAAGTTAAACAAAATTGTTTGTTATTTAACAATTTATGTTAATTTAATGTTGTTTTTTACGAATTATGGCGGTAAGGTGGTAAAATTTAACTATGCCTAGAATGAAAGTAACACCAATAGAAGAAGTAAATTACGGAGTCTATGTTTGGCAGATGCCAGATGGCTCTATAGTTCGTGATGAAGACGATAATACTTTAAGTATCCCGTCCATAAAAGGCGATATACGTCAGATTCAAAAATTAAAGGTAGCTGCCAGAAGCTATGGCCTTGATGAGGGTAAGCCTCTTTTCTTTTCTGGTCATCGTCAAGTTACTGAAGAAGAACTTGAAGAACAAAAAGCACGGGCGGAGATGGGAATGGTTCCAGACCCACAAGATATGCCTGCAATGCTTGAATATGTAAAAGAAGCAAGAGAGATGGGGTTAGCATAATATGGATCACAATGTAACTATTATGAATGATGATGAAGGCGAAGATGTATCAATTTTAAGCGATGCTGATTTTGGTTTATTTGCAAAAAGAGAAAAAGGTTTTGATGACCCATTTAATTCAACATGGGATGACATCAGAAAGTCAGAAGGTTTAAGTGAAAACTTTAGACGCAAAGCAGCAAGATTAGAAAAGTCTTTTACTGGAAGACAAGATGCAAAATCAAAAAAGCTTGACCCACTTGATCTTACAGGATATTCATTATTTCAAATAGTTCAGCCTCCATACAACATGCTTTACCTTTCACAACTATATGACGTATCTCCATATCATCACTCAGCAGTTAATGCTAAAGTTGCAAACGTTATTGGACTTGGTTATAAGTTTGAAGAAACATATAAGACTACTTTAAAGGTAGAAGCTGTTATGGATAAACCAGACAAGCTTGACAAAATTCGTTCAAAAATAGAAGCAGCAAAAGTTGATTTGCGTGACTACATAGAGTCATTAAATTCAGATGATTCATTTTTAGAAACAATGAAAAAAGTTTATACAGACCTAGAGGCTACAGGAAATGCTTATCTTGAAGTTGGTCGTACAACAATGGGAAAGATTGGTTACATTGGACATATCCCTTGCACTACTATGCGTATTCGTCGTCACCGTGATGGTTTTGTACAGGTTGTATATAACCGTTATACGTTCTTTAGAAATTTTGGAGACAAAGAAACTCCTGACCAAATTGGTACAGATCCACAACCAAACGAAGTAATTCATTTTAAAAAGTTTACTCCATCAAATACATATTATGGCATTCCAGATATTCTATCTGCAAAAAATGCAGTTGCAGGTGATGAATTTGCCCAACGCTTTAACCTAGACTACTTTGAAAACAAAGCGGTTCCACGTTATATTATTACGGTTAAAGGTGCAAAGCTTACAGCTGAATCAGAGCGTAAACTTCTTGAATTTTTCCAAACTGGATTAAAGGGTAGAAACCACAGAACACTTTATATTCCTCTTCCATCAGATGGAGAGAATGCACGTGTTGAATTTAATATGGAGCCAATTGAGGCGGGAGTTCAAGACTCTTCATTCCATCAATATTCAGTAGAGAATAGAGATCGTATTCTTATTGCACATAGAGTACCTATCTCAAAAATTGGTATGCCTGCAGATGTATCATTGGCAAATGCTAAAGACGCAGATAAAACATTTAAAGAGCAAGTATGTCGTCCTATGCAAGAAGAACTTGAATACAAACTTAATAAAATTATGGTTGAATTTACAGATGCATTCCTGCTTAGATTTGAAGAGCTTGCATTAACAGATGAAGAAACACAATCAAGAATTGATGCTGCTTATCTTGTAAATAAAGTTGTTCTTCCAAATGAAGTAAGAACGAGACTTGGTAAACCACCTATTCAAGGTGGAGACGTGCCGCTAGATCTTAATGCACAAGATGCAGCTGAAACTAAAACAGATGCAAAAGGAACAAGAGTAAGAGATAAAGAAAGAAATTTAAATTCGTCTGATAAAATGGGTAGCGGTAGAAACCCACAGGGCGAAGGTAGAAAACAAGACTAAAGGAGAAATAAAATGGGAGCAGCAAAACCAGTACCAGCAGTAGGGGCAAATAAGCCAGGATCAGCAGCACGTTTTCTTGAGGTAGCAATGTCTCAGGTTGGTGTAGTTGAAGGTCCAGCAGATAACGAAACAGATTACGGTAAGTTTACAGGACATGATAAGCAAGCATGGTGCGGAAGCTTCATGATGTGGTGTGCAAAGCAAGCTGGAGTAACAATTCCAGATACCGTTTATACACCAAACGGTGCAAATGCATTTAAAAAGGCAGGAACATTTACAGAAGCAGCAAAAGCTGATCCAAAGCCAGGAGATCTAATTTTCTTCCACTTTGCAGCAGAAGCTAAGCCAACAGATGAGGTACAGCACGTAGGTGTTGTTCTTAAGAATAACGGAGATGGAACAATTACAACTGTTGAAGGCAATACCAGCCCAGACTCAAAGCCATCTGGATCTGCAGCTAACGGCGGAGAAGTTGCTTCAAATATTCGTGGCTACAAAGTGGGAAACAAAAAGGGTAAGTGGGCTACAGTGGTAGGATTTGGTCGCCCAGCCTACACAGCATGAAAAAAGGAATTATAGTTGCATTTTTCTTTGCTATGTTTGCAGCAGGAGCAACAGCTTCAGCAGCTACACCTGATTGGGTACTTCCTAATTCAAAAGTAACTCCAGGGGTATTAAACCCTGCTGTAAATCAGGCAAATATCAATCAAAATGTTTGTAAAGCAAATTGGACGGGAACAGTAAGACCTCCAGTATCATATACAAATAAACTTAAAGCTACACAAATGGCTTCAACGTATAAGCCTTTAGTTGCAAAATTTGGTGCAAGTGCAGCAAATTATGAAGAAGATCATTTAATCTCATTACAACTTGGAGGAAGTCCAACAGACCCAAAAAATCTTTGGCCTCAACCATATGCAGGGAATAATGCACGTAAAAAAGATGTAGTTGAAACTAAGTTAAAGAATATGATTTGTTCTGCAAAGATTTCTTTGGCGGATGCACAAAAAGCAATTGCAACAAATTGGGTAGCAGCATACAATAAGTATGTTACTGCAGCAGATCAAAAATCTGTAGACTCAAACGGATAACTAATTAAATAATCATTCTGGTATAATAGGCATGTAGACGCATTCTACATGGAGGTCAAAAATTGACCAGAAAGATTAAATTTATAATAGCAACCTTGTTTACCACAGGGTTGCTATTTCTTTTTCCTTCAAATAGGGCTCATGCAGATGAAATTGTTACCACAGTAACCACATCTCAACCAATATCTGATCTTCCTACAAGCATAATGGATACATCTACAGTTACTGTTGAAACAGTTCAAACCAAAATAGATACAGCTGTATCAAGTCTTCAAACAACATCTCAGGCAAACGGAAATGCCATTATTACTGCTATTCAAACAAATATACCAAATACTGACACAGCCACAGCTGTTTCTATTGCTACTAGCCAGGAACCTATTGCAACCGCAGTTGCTGATGCAACAGTTAAAATTCAAATAGCTCAACAAACAATTGACTCTGCTACTGTCGCTGCACAAGTTGCACAAACAGCTATTGCTGCTGTTAATACTCAAGATGTAGTCGTAGCACAAGCACAATCAGTTGTAGACACAGCAACTGTTACAACAACAAATGCTCAAAATACTTTAACATCTGAAACTGCTAAGCTACCAGATCTTCAAGCAACCCAAACAACAACACAGTCTGGGTTCTATACAGAAAATTCTAATTTAGGCACAGCAACAAGTAATGTTGAAATAGCACAAAATACTTTAACTAATGCTCAAATTGATTTAACAAATAATGGTACGATAACCATTACAACTAATGGTGTAACAGCAACTGTTTATCGTGCTACAAATGGTGCTGCACCTGTTATTGCAAATCAAACACCAGTTGAAGTAATAACTTTACCTAATATTTCTGCCAACTGGGGAAGTGGGCAAATACTAAACTCTGGATTATCTGATCATGTTATTGTTAAATATGAAGGAACTATTACGGTACCATCTGATGCAATTGCCGTTAAGTATGCAGTTTCATCAGATGATGGATCAAAGATGTATATAAACGGAGTACTCGCAATAAATAACTGGCGGGATCAAGGAACTTCTTGGAGCGGATACTCGCCTATTTATGATACTACAAATAATAAAAGTCAAGACTTTATTGTTTGGTATTATGAAAATGGTGGAGGAGCAAGTTGCACATTAGGCTGGATGATATTTAGAGCAGATGGCACTGGTTACTTTACAACTCCTGGAGCATCAGCATTTGGTAAAACTACAACTACTCAAGATCCAGTTAAGGTTGCTGCAGTAAATACAGCACAAAATAATTTAACATCTGCACAATCAACTTATAACACACAATTAGCTGTAAGAGATGCTGCGTATCAAGCTTGGCAAGATGCAATTAATGCTGTAAACACTCAACAATCTGTTATTGATGCAGCACAAGCAACATATGATACTGCTCAACAAAACCTCACCATTGCCCAACAAAACCTAACAACAGAACAACAAAACCTCACAATAGCACAACAAACCTCACAATCTGCATTGCAAACAGCTAATTCTCTTGCAGATTCTGCAACTGTTGCTGTTCAAGATGCAAACACTGCTACTGGAAATGCTGTTAATGTTACACAAGATTATTATGCAAAAATTGCAGCAGACAAAGCAGCAGCAGATGCACTAGCTGCACAACAAGCTGCAGCAGCAGCTCAAGCAGCAGCAGACAAAGCTATGGCGGATAAACTTGCAGCGGAAGCTGCAGCAAAAGCACAAGC